AGTAGTAAACGACAAAGTAATCAGAACACAGTAAAAAACGCTAAAAGTAGTGATGATACCATAGTGTATAAAATTTGACAATAAATGGTGTTTAGTATACAATAGAGTCTTATTCAGTTGAAAGGGTCTTATGGGTTACAAAGTTGTTGCTGACAAGTATCAGATGGACGAAATGCGTACAAAGTATGGTCCTCGTCAGGGTCTAGAAGGTCCGTTCAATTTCTCCGGAAGAGTGTTGTATTATGACAACAAAGAAGGCCGGTACTATGATCCTAGGTCGGATTTCTATGTAGAGCAGTCGGAAATGTCTGAAATTCATGCTAATTTGATAGCCAAAATTTGACAATAAATGGTATCCGTGATACAATACTTGTATTGAAACTGATAAAGAGGACTTGAAAATGACTACAGAATTTAAATCTTGGGATGAGTTATCACAGTTAGAACAAGCCCGGGAACTTTACTGGGACATGTACAAGGATGCGTACGGCGTTCGCCCTCGCGGTGTTGACACCTCACACTGGACCCTTGAAGATTTTGAAGCTGAGTTTGAAGGACTCGGTGTAGCTATTGAAGCCGAAGAAAAGGTCCGTGTTCAGGCAGAACAACATGCAATTTTCTCTTTTGAGAAAAGGGTAGATGACCTGAAATTTTCAGGTGCTAAGGACCGTGCTACAGCTATCCGCTGGATCCACGAAGCTGAGGACACTCAAGGTGATGATGAGTATCTGTGCTATACATTGGGCTTGCCCTATATGTATTTTCGTAAGGTAGCATAATTTGACAATAAATGGGCATTGTGCTATAATACTTGTATAGATTGATTAAAGGAGCTTATATGATTGTAAATGAAACAGAACACAAATCTGCTGGACGATTCGCTTTCTTTGCGGCCCGTGATGCAAGTTTGAAAAGTGCTGTCAATGCAAGTCGTTTTAGTGCTAGTCAAAAATTACGTGCAGAACGTATGAAATTGGGACTTGAAATGGTATATGCCGCTGAACAAGTGTCTATAACAAATTGCAAGAAATGGATCCGAGTGAAAGTTCATAAAGCAACTATCAAGGACCGCAAACATTTAGCTTTGCTTGAATCTGATTGGGCACTTGAAGGTATCACTAAAGTATACACCGATCAAGGTGTCATCTATCACGTTGTTTGACAATAAATGGCATTTGTGCTATAATACTTGTATTGATTGATTAACACACAGGAGAAGCTATGTCTACAGTTCGTATTTTGTCAGGTTCTTATCGTAATGAAGCAGTTAAAGGTGAAGTGTTTACACTTGTCAAGGGTTTTCAGACAAGTAAAAAAGGTAGTTATGTGACTGTTAAAAATGATGGTCAGTTCCCGGGTCGTAGTGCTGAGATTAAAATCTTAGTAGATGCGATTGATAATATTGAATTTTTAAATGGAGATAAAGTTATGGCTAATGCTGTAGTAGAGTTTAAGAAAGAAGTTGTGAAAGAATCAGAACAAGAAGCAATGGACCGTATTGCTACACGTTTTGAGGTCCTTGATGAAATGTCACGTGCTTGTATCAATGGTGACATTCGTGCCATGATTGTTTCAGGCCCGCCCGGTGTCGGCAAATCTCATGGTGTTGAAACACAAATGGAGAAAGCAAGCATGTTTGACAAGCTTGCAGGCAAGCGAGTTCGTTTTCAAATTGTCAAAGGTGCTATGACAGCATTGGGTTTGTATACTCAATTGTACAAGTATTCTGACACTAAGAATGTGTTAATTTTTGATGATTGTGATAGTGTTTTTACTGATGACTTGAGTTTGAACATTCTCAAGGCCGCACTTGATTCAGGCAAGACACGTAGAATTTGCTGGAACTCTGACAGTCGTTTGTTGCGTGAAGAAGGTATCCCAAATACTTTCAACTTCAATGGTAGTGCTATCTTTATCACTAACTTGAAATTCGGCAATCTCAAATCTAAGAAATTGCAGGATCACTTAGAAGCATTGCAGAGTCGTTGTCACTTTCTGGACCTGACTATTGATGGTGATCGTGACAAGATGTTGCGTATCAAGCAAGTACATCGTGATGCTGAGGGTGGCTTGTTTAAAGATTATGATTTTACTGAAGAACAATCACAAACGGTGATTAACTTCATGTGGGATAATCATACTAAATTGCGTGAAGTGTCCTTGCGTATGTGTTTGAAGATTGCAGACTTGGTTAAGATCAGTCCTAGCAATTGGCAGAATCTTGCTAAGACAACTTGCATGAAATCGGCATAACCCCTGCAGTGTGCGTAACGGCAATGTCAATAAGTCCGTTCCGATAAATGTTTTTCGTTCCTTTCTTTAAGTACTTTGGGAGACTTCGGTCTCCCCCTTTTTTATTGATTTTTTGTTTTATTTGTTGTACAATGTTTGAATGATTGAATTGAATAATAAAGAACAATTGATATATTATATGTTTACCAACTTAAGATTAAGTAGGTATGATATCAGATTCCTTCAAAACCTTGAAAAAATTATTGTATCTAAAAGTCGTATCACCAGCAATCAATCAACACTAGTTGATAAACTTATTGAAAAATATGAACGTCAATTTGTAAAAAATCAAATGTTTATTAAGGAATTACTAAATCTTCCTTGGAAAACACTTATAGTAACAACTACTGATGAATATACATCCGCTCATATTGGTATTGTAGATGACAATATCATTCTAAAGACACCTTATAATAAAGCATTTATTACGGCGTTTAGGTCACTTAGTCAATCTAGTTTTTTATGGGATAATATCAATAAATACTATATTGCTGATTTGAGCACCTTTTCATTAAAACTAGCAGTACGAATGACTGGAACCTTTTTTAATGAAATTAGATATAGCGACAATGTTAAAAAAATATTAAGTCAACAAGAGTATTACAAAGATGCAAAATACTGGACACCTACATTAGTTTGTGTTAATGGTAATTATATGATTGCATGTACCAACTCTGCATTAGATAACGCTATACAACATATTAAATTAAACACAGAATTAACAACGTTAGCCGAACTAGTAAGATATGGAATAGAAGTTGATGAAAGTATCTTATTAACTGATGAAGAAAGGTTTGCCGGTTCATATAATCCTAAAGTAGAATTGTCAAACATATGTGATATTGTACCTTGGTTAAAGAATATTAAATGTGATTACGTTTCAGTATCCGGAATAGGATTAGCAACGAACATAAAGTGTAAAACCGAGTTAAAACAAGCATTGGAACTTTCCGGGATACGTTATAATGATTCTGGGAGAATGATGATACATGATAATATGAGTAAGTATAAGTTCCCGGTTCTAATCAAATTTAAATTGATAAGTGATACGGATCATGCTAACACAGCAAAAGTAATCAACGTGGTAAATAGTCAACCAGTTAACTTGGAAAAGAATGAAACAATGTAAAATAATCGTCAAAGACGAGGTGAATGTAAAAATAGAGGGACTTGAACTATCAGAGCGCAAAGCACTGATGAAAATGTTTGAGTACGAAATACCCGGAGCACGTTATCTACCTGCAGTAAGACTAGGTAGATGGAATGGTAAGGTTAGCTATTTCAGTTTAGCGGGTAGTACTTACATCAATCTACTTCCTGAAATACTTCCTTACCTAGACAATGCGGGATATGATATTGAGCTAGATGATTTAAGAGATTACACAACAACCTTTACATTTGACAAAGTGTCCGAGGCTACATTCAAACATAAGAACTGGCCTAAAGGTCATCCTAAAGAAGGTACTCCAGTTGAACTACGTGATTATCAAATTGAACTTGTTAATAACTTCTTAGAGAACCCTCAATCACTACAAGAAATTGCAACTGGTGCAGGCAAAACATTGATGACAGCCGCACTATCTAATAGCGTTGAGAAGTATGGTCGTAGTATTGTCATCGTTCCGAATAAGTCATTAGTAACACAAACAGAAGCAGATTATATCAATCTAGGTTTAGATGTGGGTGTATACTTCGGTGATCGTAAAGAATACAATAAGACACATACTATCTGTACCTGGCAAAGTCTTAACAATATGCTTAAGAAAACAAAAGCAGGTAAGGCAGAAGTTGAGATCGGAGACTTTATTGAAGGTGTAGTGTGTGTAATGGTTGATGAAGTACACATGGCTAAAGCAGATGCATTAAAAACATTGCTTACAGGAGTATTCAGCAAAGTGCCCATTCGTTGGGGATTAACAGGAACTATTCCTAAAGCTAAGTTTGAAGCACAAAGCATCTATGTAAGTTTGGGTAATGTGATTGGTAAACTAAGTGCAAGTGAATTACAAGATCAGGGTGTACTAGCACGTTGTCACGTTAACATTATGCAATTACAAGATGGTAAAGAGTTTACTAACTATCAAAGCGAATTAAAACATTTACTAGAAGATAGTGAAAGATTAGATAAGATAGCTAGTTTAATTAGCGGTATTAATGATACAGGTAATACATTGATCCTTGTTGATAGGGTGAATGCAGGAAAAGAGATTGTCAGTAGATTACCCGGTAGCGTGTTTGTTAGTGGTGCTACTAATATGAATGAAAGGAAAGAAGAATATGACGAAGTTGCAACCGCAAGTAATAAAATTATTGTGGCAACATATGGTGTGGCTGCTGTTGGTATCAACATACCTAGGATTTTTAATCTGGTTCTCATTGAACCTGGAAAATCATTCGTCCGTGTTATCCAAAGCATCGGTAGAGGAATTCGTAAAGCAGAAGATAAAGACCATGTACAAATCTACGACATAACCAGTAGTTGTAAATTTGCTAAACGGCATTTGACTCAACGTAAGGCTTTTTATAAAGAGGCCAATTACCCGTTTGACGTAGAAAAATTGACATATAGATAAGAATGTGATAGAATAACAACATGCGAATATTAACCCTAGAAAACGAATTCTATAACCTAGAAACACTTCCCGAAGAAATTGATGACCTGCGTTTTGCGATACTAGACAACAGTAATCCACAAAACGTAGATTATCATTATATCCCATTAATCTTTTTGGAATCATTTAACAGTCCTGCACTTGTATTAAAGATAGGAAACAGTACTATTAAAATGCCTGTTGATTGGCAAATACTAATTGGTGAACAAGAACACGGCGATTTAGAAACATTACCCTTAACTAGTATCAATGATAGAGGCTTCAATGCATTTGAATTTAATCCATTAAGTTCATTCAGTCCAAGTTTTGTGCCGATTGAGATTATAGATATATACCATGATGTAACCTGGTATGCTCCTAGATTAAAGAATGGACAGTTCTTATGTGTGCCATTAGATGATGGACCTAAACCAAGATGTGTTTACTTTGTAAAAGAGATTAGTCGTAACTGTGAGATTGTAGATTATAGTCAGGCATTCTAATGGCAACTAAAAAGAGTACCCCTGTTGATGAAAAATTCGTATCACAAGACTTTGACTTGTTTGATGCACTTACAGCTATGGACAAGAAAGACTATGGTTATTATGATAGGTTAACAGAAGAACAACAAAAGAAGTTTGTTCCCTATATGATGACACATTGGATGAGTGCTATTAAAGGTTCAGGGGATGTTCAGGGCTATTATTTGCGTAGTGTAGATTATCACGCTAATAAACATTTGTTCAACGAATATGTACAGAAGCATCCTAAATTGCAATGGTATATGTTATGTGCTAGTAGTCCTGGATTAGGTAAACAATTCCATCAGTGGATACCTCATTTAGGTAGTAAAGTAACATCATTAAAAGAACCTGCAAAAGTCAAGGAGATTAAAGAATATTACACTAAGATTTATCCTAAGGTAGATAGTGATGATATTGATGAGATAGCTAAAGCATTTGTACAAGAACACAAGCGTAAATGTTATTTGGCAGAAACATACCCTAACTTAAAACAATCTGATATAGAAGTTCTTAGTCAATTGGTGACTGAAGAAGATATTAAAGAATATGAAAAAGACCGAGGAAACTAAATCAATGTATGGGTGTGAGTTTTGTAAAGCTACTTTTCAACGTGAGAGTACTGTACTTAAACACATATGTGAAACTAAACGTAGATGGTTAGAGCGTGACCGTCAAGGTAATCGTGTGGGTTTTCAAGCTTGGTTACAGTTCTATAAAAAGAACACTGCAGGAACAAAGAATCGTACATATGAAGAATTCATTAAGAATCCTTATTATCTTGCGTTCATTAAGTTTGGTCTATATTGTGTAGAAATTAAGTGTATTAATGTTAGTAGATTTAGTGATTGGTTGTTAAAGAATTCAATACGTATTGATAACTGGCGTCAAGATACTAATTATACAAAGTTCTTATGTGAATATTTGCGTACTGAAGATCCATTAGATGCGATACATCGTAGCATTGAAACAGCAATAGAAAAAGCTGAAGCAGAGAAGATTCAAAGCAGAGATTATTTACGTTACGGTAATCCAAACAATATATGTTATGAGATAGCCAGAGGACGAATTAGTCCATGGATGTTATATCAAAGTTCTAGTGGTGTACAGTTCTTAAGTACATTACGTGATGACCAGCAGAAGATGATTATGGACTATATTAATCCAGAGCAATGGGCATTAAAGTTTAATCGTGATCCAGCAAATGTTAAACAAGTTAAGGAATTACTAAATGCAGGCGGGTACTAGAGTTCGTATATCATGGCAACCATTTCATGATATACCTACATGGAATGAAACCTGTGCTTGGGCGGTAGAACATTTTGGATTACCAGGTGATAAGTATACAACACATCCAACAGAAAATTATATGGATTTTTATTTTGTAGATGAGAAAGATGCTATCCATTTTGAGTTAAGATGGGGATAATGTGGCTGATGTTATCCTATATATTACTGCTAAGAGAACTATGGAAATAGGACATGAGTTACGAAACATGGGTTATATTCAGGGTGTTGATTTTGACTATGCTTACTACCAAGAGAAGTATGACAATTTTAGCCATGATCCTATTGTGAAACGACATGCAAGATTTACTTTTTACAATGATAGTAATGCTAGCTATTTTACGTTGAGGTGGGGATGAATATAACAGAAGAAATTATTAATCAAGTAGCCGATCAAATGGCTAAAGATATTGACGCAATGGTGTTAATGTCTGCATTAGGATGGAATTCTTTTGACTTTAGCGAGGGTACGGTTTATGGTCAACCGTATTTGACTGTACAACCAATTAATATTGTTAAATGGAAAGAAATGGAAGCATGGATGGTAGAAACATTTGGTCCTACAGCACACGACGGAGTATGGACACCTGACATGAGATGGTATATGAATAATTCTAAGTTTTGGTTCCGTGACAAAAAAGATTTAGAATGGTTTCTACTTAGATGGCAATAATAGATGAGCATTATGACCACAAACTTGGTTGGGCATATACTAAGCCAGGATGGTATGAATGTTCAGTTAGAGCAGAACACATTGACAAATACAATGAGATGACACAATGGTTAGTAAGTAATGTAGGCAAATACAGACGACATAGTAGATGGTGTGTTACTGATACAAATAAAGTTAGCTTTAAGTTTAGATATGAGAAAGATTACATTATGTTTACGTTGAGGTGGAGTTGATGGTATCAATTCCAAAAATACAAGATTACGATGACGATGATCCATTAATAGAACAACGTAAAAAACGATGGGATTATTGGGCGGCATTGAAACTTGTACGTAAAGAATATATGGCACAGAACAAAGAATTTGACGCATACGATTTTGAAGATTACCTTATAGGACAATATGGTATAAGAATGAACATAGTTAATGGTAACATAACAGATGGTTATGAGATTGTTGACGAAAAGAAGTACCTAATATTTTTATTAAAATTCCAATGAACAATACACCCTTTCCCATAACCACTGTACAAAACAATAAATTTCTAGTATCATGGCCTAAATGGCAGAGTATCCGGCAGTTTGATACAAAGAAAAGACTATTAGCTGTGTTGTTTGCCGATATCGGTAGTTACGAAGTTGGTATAGCAATAATGTCCGGCGTACTTAGTGGTGGAGAAATAGATGTTATGTGGATTACAGCACTTACTTGGGCACAAGATGTTAACGGGGACTATGCTAGATACCTAGAAGATATGTATGATATCAAAGGTGTAGTATTTAATAGTGAATCTGAAGCAATAAAGTTTCAGGACTATTTAGAGAAACAATATATTTGGAAAACATTACAGGCGTAATATGGCAAATCACATTATGATAGATATTGAAAGTTTAGATACAACACCTGATTGTGTTATCTTAACTATTGGCGCAGTAAGGTTTGATCCTAAAGGTCAAGGTGTAGTTGAACGATTAGAATTACGACCTACAGTTGAGGATCAAACAGAGATTTATAATAGGAGTATTAATGAGGACACATTACGATGGTGGAGTGAGCAGAGCCCTGAAGCACTTGAAGAAGCTATGGGAGACGGGGGACGTGTGCCATTTAAAGAGTGCATGGAGACCCTTTATAAGTTCTGTTGGAATCGTGATGCTGTTTGGAGCAATGGTGCGAGCTTTGACGTAGTTGTAATGGAAAATGCATTTAGACAAACAAGCAACAAGCCTAATCCTATTCCCTGGCCTTTCTGGACTATTAGAGATACTAGAACTATTTACGATATTACGGGTGTAAAACTTAAAGACGGTGGTCACACCACAAGTCACAAAGCAGTAGAAGATGCCGAAAGACAAGCTATTGTAGTGCAAAAAGCGTATACTAAGTTAATTAAAGCAGAATTGGTAGCACCAGCAAGATGAGAATAGATAGTGATATTGACATTGACTTCGGATCAAGAGATGATTTATTAAAGTTAATTCCTCACACAAGAGCGGCAATGCGTAATGTTAAGCCTATACGTAATCATGCTACGGGTGTATATATTACAGATGTACCGTATGATCCAGTAAACAATATAGCAAGTATTGATTATACAGCGGCAGAAAAGCGTGGCTATTTTAAATTAGATTTATTGAATGTACACGTTTATAGTCAGGTACGTAATGAAGCACATCTTATAGAGTTAATGCATGAACCTGATTGGAGTAAATTAAAAGATCCTGTATTTGTAGAGAAGTTGATTCACTTGAATAATCAGTTCTACAATTTACAAAAGATGCCAGAACCAGTAGATAGTATCCCAAGATTAGCTATGTTTTTAGCTGTTATTCGTCCTGGTAAAAAGCATTTGATCGGTGAAAGATGGAGTGAGATTGCTAAAACTGTGTGGGATAAGGGAACTGATGGATATGTGTTTAAGAAAAGTCATAGCCTAGCCTATTCACAATTGGTTGTAGTCCATATGAACTTATTAGGGTAATCGTTTTACTAGTGTAATGCTACGGCGTTTGCTTCTACGTTTGTTTAATTCAATGATACTACAAACAGGACCATGTAGTATTGTGAGACTTTTGTTGTTAAAAGTTCTTATATAGGGCTTGAATATAGTCCATTCGTCTTTTAAAAATAGATTAATAGGTATTAATCTGTTAGATTCCCACCACCAAACATCTCCTAGTTCTAGGAATTTCTCTTTAACATCATTGTCTATTATAGCACCGTAATCGTATATAGTGGTGACAATATCGTCTCGGTTCTGGACAATTCCTACATAATCCTGATTTGCGTAGGAACAAATGGTTATGAAAGGGTGATTTTCGCTTAGGCGTTTAAAAAACTCGTTTTGTATCATTAAAATTATAGTCTCGGATATATTTATCACCCTTCCCAAACCATTAATAAATTAATATATATGGATGACTAAATACACAATAGGAGATTACATTTGTGTACTCAACCCAAGTTTTCATTTATACGCAAAGACAGATTGTTGTATTATTATCAGGATATTCGCCAAGGAGTTATATGCCTCAGTATGCCAAACCACTGACCCTACACAAAGGTGTAGACAATCAAATACAGTTCCAGTTCTTAAATCAGGAACAAAAACCGGTAGACATAACTGGTAAATCTATTACATGTAGGATTATTAACTATACCGGCGGAGCAGTATTATTACAAAAAGCATTAACATTACAATTACCTGCAACCGGTATAGCCGCATTGATTATAGGTCCAGCAGATATAGAAAATATTGATACACAAAAATGTTATTATTCACTAGAAATACCAGTAGGAGAGTTTGACTATCCTGTATTTGTTGACCAAAATGCAGGTGCACGTGGTGATCTGAATATTGTTAATAGTGTGTTACCTAGCTTTATTCCTTCTGCCTCTGTTAGTATACCTACAGGACAAAGTTTCCCAAACACTTCCCCTAATGGAAATAGTGATAGTAACTTAATATATTACACTAGTGTTATTTCTACTAATAATAATCCTATATTAACTCTACAAGCACAATATATTGATTATTATGGAAATATTGCTATTGAAGGCTCTACTATTGTAGATGGAGATTGGTATCCTATCACAACCGATACATATGATAATGTTGCTGATACCAAAGGGTATGTGGTTCAAGGATATCATCCGTACGTCAGAATGCAATTTGAAAGTAATTCCGGCGCAGTAACCAATATATTGGTAAGATAAGCAACCATAGTTGTTGATATTACAGTCGTAGTATGTTATACTATTACTAATGTTTGATATTTTATCTATAATTCCCGGCAAGAAAAAAACAACAACTAGTGGATGGCATAGCTTTAATGCTATCTGTTGTAGTCATCTTGGTCACAAACCTGATCGCAGAATGCGAGGTGGTATTAAGTTTGACGGACAAACTAACTGGTCTATGCATTGTTTTAACTGTGGATACAAATGTAACTTTGTATTAGGTAGAAGCATCAGCTATAAAACAAAACAACTATTGTTATGGTGTGGAATTGATGATACACAAATAGGTAAGTGGAGTTTAGAAAGCTTACAGCAAAAAGATTTACTTGATATAGTAATTCAAAAGAAAACTAAAATAAAAATCAAATTCAAGGATCACGAATTACCTGAAGGTGAATTAATTGATGAAAATAATCCATTACACAAAGTGTACATTGATTATGTGCAGTCAAGGGGGATAAATTATAATGAGTATCCGTTCTTAATAACACCTAATCTAAAAGGTCGTTACGCAAATAGAATAATAATTCCCTACACTTATAAGAATAAAATCGTCGGTCACACTAGCAGATTCTTAGACAACAAAATACCAAAATATATTAATGAACAACAACCAGGATATGTGTTCAATATTGATATACAGAAACCTGAATGGCAAGTATGTATATTGACTGAAGGCATATTTGATGCATTAAGTATTGATGGTATAGCGATCATGCATGATGATATAAGCAATGAACAAGCACAATTAATTGCGTCATTAAATAAACAAATTATTGTAGTACCTGATAGAGATAAGACAGGTTTAAAGATATGTGATAGAGCATTAGAATTAGGCTATAGCGTTAGTTTACCTAATTGGGAATCGGATATTAAAGATGTCAACGATGCTGTTGTAAGATATGGCAAGTTGCCAACTCTATTAAGCATCTTGCAAAGTGCTACGATGAGTAAAATAAAAATAGAAATACAGAGGAAGAAAATTGAGAAAACAATCGGATAATAAAGAATATAGTGTAGAATTGCAAAAGTTGTTTTTGCAAATGATGATTACAAATGCCGAGTTGTATACTAGAGTTATGAATATTATGAACTCTGAAAACTTTGATAAATCATTGCGGCCGGTAGCAGAATTATTTAAAGAACATACAACAAAATATAATGTACTTCCAGATAGCACACAAATTAAAGCACTAACTGGTATGGATCTTGAAGTTATACCTGAATTAAGTCAAGGGCATTATGATTGGTTCTTTGAAGAATTTGAAAGTTTTACTAAACGACAAGAATTAGAAAGAGCAATACTAAAGAGTGCTGACTTACTTGAGAAAGGTGATTTTGGTCCTGTTGAGAAACTAATTAAAGATGCAGTACAAATCAGTTTACAGAAAGACATGGGTACAGATTACTTTGCTGATCCTGCAGGACGTATTAACAAATACTTTAACAGTGGTGGACAGGTTAGCACAGGCTGGCCACAGATGGATAAGATACTCTATGGTGGCATGAGTCGTGGTGAATTGAATATTTTTGCAGGTGGTTCGGGTTCAGGTAAGTCATTGGTAATGATGAACATAGCATTGAACTGGCTGCAAGCAGGGATGAGCGGAGTATATGTTACATTAGAATTGAGTGAAGAATTAACTAGTTTGCGGACAGATGCAATGTTAACTAATATGGGTACAAGAGATATTCGGAAAGATATTGGATCAACTGAACTTAAGGTTAAGATGGTTGGTAAGAAAGCAGGACAATATCGTGTTAAAGGATTACCTGCACAAAGTAATGTAAATGATATCCGTGCATATTTAAAAGAAGTGCAGATTCAAACAGGGATTAGAATTGACTTTGTGATGATTGACTATTTGGATCTAGTAATGCCGGTCTCTGTTAAAGTCAATCCCAACGATCAGTTTATCAAAGACAAGTATGTTGCTGAAGAATTACGCAATCTTTCAAAAGAGATGGGTATACTGATGGTTACAGCTAGTCAGTTGAATCGTAGTGCGGTAGATGAGATTGAATTTGACCACAGTCACATTGCTGGTGGTATCAGTAAGATTAATACAGCAGATAATGTGTTTGGTATCTTTACAAGTCGTAGTATGCGAGAGCGAGGTAAATATCAGATTCAATGTATGAAAAGTCGTAGTTCAACGGGTGTAGGCATGAAAATTGATTTAGAGTATAATATTGAAACTATGCGTATTAGTGACAATGGTGGTGACGGTGAAGATAGTTATAAACCACAACCTAGTGCTATTGATATTATGAATAAATTAAAACCACAATCTACACTACAATCAACAGAACCTATTATTGACCAAAGTACAGGTGAGATATTAGAGCCTGAAAACAAGAAAGTTGTAGTAGATGTTCAAGGGTCAAAATTGAAGAATTTGCTTAACAGTTTAAAGAAATAAACCTTAAAATAGATAAATACTATTAGGAAACTATTATGCAAAAACAAACTCGCAGCCTTCTGCAGGAATTGGAAGCTATCGGCAATAATCGTGATACAAGTCATGTTATTGAGAGTAGAGCCCACAATATCATTACCAGTGCAATCAATCTATTAGAGATGATTAATAGAAATTATCCTAAAGAACAAGCAGAGATATTAGAGAGAAAGTTGCTAGGGGCGATTAAATCCCGTGACCAAGGCAAGTTCTCTAAATCAATAAAGAAGAACAGCGACAAAGAGCAGTTATGAATTTAGCGGAAACACTAGCATTACTTAAATCTAAAATTGACAAACTATCTATAAACGAAGATAAGGGTCATTTAGACCACCCAGAAGATTTAATCTTTTTAGGTGGAAGTGAAGGTGCTAATCGTGCAATACAATCTATAATTGCTACAGTTAATAATCCAGCAACAGTTACAATAAAATGGGATGGATATCCTGCATTGATATTTGGACGTAATAGTTCAGGTAAGTTTAGTATTATGGACAAACATATGTTCAATAAGAAAGATGGCACTGGACGGCAAGTATTCAGCCCAGAACAGTTTGTTCAATATGACCAAGCACGTGGGGTAGAGCGTGATAGTTTATGGCCTATTATCAATGAGATATGGCCTGGATTAGAAAAAGCTAGCAAAGGTGCTAAAGGTTATTATTGGGGTGATTTGTTATTTCATCAACCGTTAAATGACCAAAATGGTAGTTATGTTTTTAAAGCTAATCCTAATGGTATTACTTATAAAGTAGATGCCAATAGTTCAGTCGGTCAATTGATGGGTGGAAAACGAGCAGGCATTGCGGTACATCAATATATTGATCCTAATGCTATGACAACAGATGATGCTGTTACGTTGAATGGTAACATAGGGCAATTGAAGAATAACAGTGATGTTGCTATTGTTCCTAGTGCTATGCCAACAGCTCCTAAACTTAAGATAGATACTACATTAGTAAAGAATGCACAGAATGCAATTAAGAAATATGGTCCTGCAGTAGACCAATTAATGAATACTGCTCCTCAAGCACGTAATACATTTAATCAATTATTTACTGTATATATTAACAAGAAGATTGTTGCTGGTGATTTAAACAATTTAGCTAGTGGGTTTATGGATTTTGTAGAAGCTAGACCCATGACAGATAAAATGAAAGCTAAGATTTCAGAACATTTAAATCAAAACAAAGATGCTATAATAGGTGCGTTTACTATATGGTCTGCACTATACACTCTTAAAATGTCTGTAGTTAATCAACTTAATAAAGCCGCAGAAGTTAGTCCGGTTAAAGGATATTTACAAGATGGTACCGAGACACATGAAGGTTTTGTAGCAAATGGACTAAAATTTGTAGATAGAATGGGTTTTAGTCGTCAAAATTTAGCCGGAAGATAAGCCCAAATCCTGGATTTTTTTGTTCCAGGCATAAATAATAGTAGAGCTATATGCTCACAAACTTAAAGGAATTTTATCATGGCACAATTTACACGCACAAACGGTGACTATCTACCAGTTATTAACTACGATAGCCCAGCTTATACTAACTCTGGTGTTAACGCTGTTACTTCAGCCGCAACAGTTCAACCTCAAGGTCCTAAGTTAGACTTTTTCACTATCACTAAAGATACTGGAGCTTTCACTACAGCTAATATCAACACAATCGTTCAAACGGTTCAACAATTAGCTACAATTTACATCTATGAGTACACAGACGCTTCTGATGACACATTCGCAATGGCTATTTATCCAGTAGGCGCATGGACAACAGCAACTATGGACACAGCAGTTACAGCCGCTGGTGTTGCAGTTACAGTTGCCGCTTCTGCAACATTCACAGGTTAATTTTTAACTTGAATAAAAGGACCCGAGAAATTCTCGGGTTTTTTTACCTCTATTAAATAGTAGTATGAGTTTTACTATTACTTGCTACACGCTATTTGATATTACACCTACTGGTGTAATGAATAGACATCGTCCTGTAGTTGATGAAGAAATACCAAATTGGTTACTACGAAGAAACACGCAATGTAATTTTGATACGGTAGTACAATCAATTTCATTAAGAAGTCAACCTGACGTTAGAAGAAAACCAGAAAAAATACAAATACGTTTTGATCAATTTACTAACTTTGGATTTTTATACCAACAAATTGAAAATGAAACTTATGATTGTTGGTCATTTGACTTTGACATTCAGCATCCTAGTGTGTTTAATGATGGTATAAATGAGTTAGGATCATTATATAGTGATTGTGATACAGTTCCTATGATTAAAACCGATACAGCTTGGAACAAACTTCCTGCGTTTTTGGATACATCAGATGAACTTAGAAATATATATTTTAAAGTTGTAAACTATGGTTAAACGTAATAATCCAGAAAAACAGTTGGAAAGGTTAATGAAAGCTGACTTCCTAGGGGAAATAGAAGATATTATTATTTTTCAAAATACTGATGGAAGCTATGAACTATTCAATACATATCACATTGATAAAACAATAAAAAATGAATATGTTGTTACAATGTCAACAACATTTACTACACATTCATTTAATGAACTAAAACATGCTGTGGCTTGGTGTACTTATGATAAACGAAATTTATTATATCAATCTGAACGGATATTATTATTGGATAACTTACTAGCAGGTTTAGATGTTGACATATCATTACATACCAAAATATTTAAAAATACTAAAAATTCCGATGATAAATTGATTTTTTTAGCCAAATTAAGTGAAGATAAACTGAAAAAAAAGCTGATTACTGATGAATTGTATACTTATATTAACGATTCTAAGCGTTGGCAGACTAACAGATTTAACAGAAAACCCGTACAATAAAACAAAAAAGATAAATACTTTATATTAGTCTTGGAATATAACTATGAAACTAACTGAATTTGACAACAAAAAAATATCAACTGCTAAACAGGCGTTGAATGAACACTATTCTCTTCCGTTCAATACAAAGAGAATGACCGTTACGGAAACTAAGTCTATGCTTAGTAAAGTTCGCGGATTGATTAATGAAACTAAATCATCTGCTGAATTTTACCAAAGCCAAACTAGTCCATCGTACATGAAACTAGTGTTTATGGAACAAGCATTAGCTGACCATTTTAGCTATTTGCAATCACTACCCAAAACTCGTATCGTTGTAGAAAACGAAGAAGTTGAGAAGTCACAGGTTGTTCTTGCAGCCCAAGACATGGTAGACCAAATACAAAAGATGGTTGAAGAAGTATCTGATATGCTAGTAAAAGAATTACCAGCATTAACATCAGGTGTTCAATCTGAGATCGGTGTGAATGAAAGTGAATCTTTCAATCAACAAGTTACCGAAGCATTAACTTCTGTACAGGCCGCATTGACACAAAGTAAAGGTACAATGCAATCTGCATTGAATGGCATTACTGGTCAAGGCGGTGATATGATGGGCGGTAACCCTGCTGATAACGCATTTGGCGATGATTCAGGTGATATGTCTGCTGATTTAGATATGGATATGTCTACTGATGACGGTGAAGATGAATTCAGCGTTGATGATGATGTTTCTGTTGAAGAACCAGATGAAGAAATGCCCGTTGCAGGCGCAGGCCGTGCAAAGAGATAATGAGATTATTTGAGCTTTCAAATCCAAACCCACTATTAGTAAGATTAGTTGCTGTCACAAGTCAGTTAACTAGCGATATTGATAGTGGTGTTGAACATTCTGACTGGTCAGTTGATGAGTTATTAAATTATTATAAAGATAACGATATCATATTAGCCAAAGAAGATTTGTATGATATGATTAAAAAGCCACCATTGAAGAATAGTATTACAAACATTCAAGGTGATAAGGTTATATTTAAAGGTCAAGAGACCCCAGTAGAACCTGAAGAAGAAGATAGTAAAAAAGTTGTCAAACAAATGGCACAAAAAGCAATGAAGTAAGATGATAACAATCACTGAAAAAGCTTCAAACAAAATAAAACAAATAATAACAAAACGTGGTAAAGGTCTAGGAATACGAATAGGCGTCAAGACCACAGGTTGTAGTGGTTTGGCATATGTTTTGGAATATGTAGACTACTACAAATATGATGAATCCATAATAAATTACGCACAACCTAATTTTATTGTGTTAGTAGATAAAAAACATGATGTTTATTTAAAGAACATGATAGTGGATTATGTACGTAATGGGTTAAATGAGGGTTTTGAATTTAGTAATCCAAATGAGCGTGACCGATGCGGTTGCGGAGAAAGTTTTAGAGTTTAACCTAAACTCTTGCATTGGGTTATAAAATATATTATAATAGTCTAATGTACATTCCAAACAAATATAATTATGTTCCTTTACTTAGGGAAACAATAAACGGGTCACGAAAATATGCCACACCCGATGGTGAGAAACTTCCTAGTGTTACAACGATACTAGATGCTACTAAAAGTGAAGAATCTAAACAAGCATTACAAAATTGGCGTAAGCGTGTAGGTGTTCAAAAAGCACAAGAAATCACAACAGAAGCCGCAGGTCGTGGAACACGAATGCACAAGTGGCTTGAAGATTACATTAAGACAGGAGTACTCAATGAGCCCGGAAGCAATCCGTATAGCTTGCAAAGCCATAAAATGGCCCAATCAATCATTAATGAAGGTCTTGTTAAATGTAGTGAATGGTGGGGTACAGAAGTTCCTTTGTATTATCCAAAAATTTATGCAGGGACGACAGACCTAGCAGGTGTTCATGATGGTGATGAAGCTATCATGGATCATAAGCAAACAAATAAACCTAAAAAACGTGAGTGGATTGAAGATTATTTTGTTCAATTAGCGGCTTATGCTAATGCACATAATGAAGTTCATGGCACAACTATCCGTAAGGGTGTTATTTTTATGTGTTCTGCCGCAAATGAATATCAAGAATTCATTTTAGAAGGCTCTGAGTTTGACAAGTACACAGATATCTGGTTTAAGCGTGTTGAAAAATATTACATGAGCTTTCTATAAGAAATAATGATAAATAAGTGTAAATCTTCAAAGAATTACACTTATGGCCATTATACAGATATCTAAAATCCAACAGCGTTCAGGTAACCTTGTAGACCTGCCACAGTTAGACGAAGCACAGCTTGGCTGGGCAAATGACGCTAAACGTCTTTTTATAGGCACTACAACACCCAATCCAAATGAAAATGTTGAAGTATTAACAGCATATTCAAATATTACCTTTAGTCAAATTAACGGTAGTGAGGGCAATTTAAATATTTCTGCAGCCAGTAATGGTGAAGTATTAAGCTATGACGGAACCAATTGGGTTAATAAAGGCGGAACAACTGGCGGTGAAATCAATTTAGGAAGTGTTTCTAATATCACTATTACAGGTGGTGCTATTGGATATGTTTTAGAAACTGATGGGTTGGGTAATTTATCTTGGACTCCTAAAGGAACATTATATACCGAAATTGTCGCAATTTCTAGTGCCAGTACTGGTATCATGACAGTTGCAAATACAACACCGTATACTAACGGCCAATCAGTTACTATATCAGGTGTTTTAGGTGCAAACGCAAACAATGTTGTCAATGGTCAAACATTCTATGTAGAACTAGCAGTAGACTTTGCAACAACAGGTAACGTAGGCTTATATACTGATGCAAGTTTGACTGCTGGTTTGAATACTACTACACTAACTGCTACTGCAAATACAGGTATAGCTACTTCTGTAATTTCATCAGGTGGCGGGGCAGCCGCTGCCGGCGGAAGCAACACAACAATTCAATTTAACGATAATAATGTAATTCAAGGTAATGCTGGATTTACATTCAATAAAATTACAGGTGCAGTTGCTATTCCAGGAAATGTAACTGCAGGTAATGTGTCGGGTACATTATTAACCGGTACATTAACAACAGCCGCACAACCAAATATTACATCCGTTGGCACATTAACATCATTAGCAGTTACCGGCAACATCAGTGGTGCAAATGTAACTGGTACACATTATGGCGCAGCTACTGGGTTAACTTCAATACCCGGTGCTAATGTAACCGGTACTGTAGCTAATGCAACATATGCTGTAACTGCAGGTACTGTAACAACTGCGGCACAACCAAATATTACAAGTGTTGGCACATTAACATCATTAGCAGTTACCGGCAACATCAGTGGTGCAAATGTAACTGGTACACATTATGGCGCGGCTACTGGATTAACATCTATTCCCGGTGCTAATGTAACCGGTACTGTAGCCAATGCAACTTATGCAACAACTGCAGGTAGTGCGACAACTGCAGGTACTGTTACAACTGCGGCGCAACCAAATATTACAAGTGTTGGTACATTAACAAGTGTTACTGTTAGTGCTAACGTTACAACCGGCGGAATTAAAACAGACAATTATTATTATGCTAATGGGGTAGCTATTAGTTTTTCGGGTGCATATAGTAATAGCAATGTAGCAAGTTATTTACCTACATTTACTGGTACAGTAGGAGCCACAACGTTAACAGCCGGTTCCAATGTAACAGTAGGTACAATTACTGGTAACTGGTCATTGAGTTCTGGTTCAAGATTGAATGCTACATACGCCGACTTAGCAGAATATTATGAAGCAGATAAACCATACGAATCTGGAACTGTAGTAGAATTTGGTGGATTCAAAGAAGTTACAATAGCGGAAGATGGCACAACAAGGGTAGCAGGTGTAGTATCAACTAATCCAGCTTATGTGATGAATTCACAATGTAAAGGTGATTATATTGTAGCATTAGCATTGCAAGGACGTGTGCCATGTAAAGTTCGTGGAACTGTACGCAAAGGTGACATGCTAGTAAGTGCCGGCGAAGGTTATGCTAGACCAATGGTTCACCCATATATTGGTTCAGTAATTGGCAAATCATTAGAAAATTTTGATGGTATAGAAGGTATCATTGAAGTAGCAGTCGGAAGACTTTAAAATAATAGGAAAAATAAAATGGCATCATACGTATATACAGGCAATGCAGTATCACAACAATCAGCAAATATTGCTACGGACAAGATTAGAATATCAACTACGGGTGTAGGTGTTCACCTTGTGACAGGTTATCCTAGAGTAGCTGGTACTGGTACAGCAACGGCAGCAACTAACAGTGCAACAGTCACTGGTGTTGGGACAGCATTTAATACTCAACTGTCAGTTGGTGCTTGGATAGGTAACACAACCGGAACAACCGTAGGAATTATATCAAGTATTGCAAATGCTACTAGTTTAACACTAACATCTAATGCAAGTGTAGCACTATCAAATGTTGCATACACTTTCAACAATGCGGGAGTTCCTTATGCAATTGCTACACAGCAGTCAGCAATTTTTTCTGCTAATGACTCCTACAATAGTGTTTATTGCGGTCAAGGCAATGTAGTAGCGTTTCTTACTACTGGTAGCGGCGCAGGATCTGAATTCAGTATTACTGAACTTGGTGCACCACATGCCAATACAGGTACTCAATAATACAGTTTTTAGATAAATATATAATACACTTGCATTCTGCAAGTTTATGCAGTTACCCACTGCGTAGCGGCTAGAACCCGCTAATTTTATAAAGGAAAATCAAATGGGACGTCCTCTAAAAATCGCAAAGGCTCAAGCAGTCTTAACAATTACTGATACAGCCGCTACAGGCAGTATCGTTACAATATCAGGTGGAAATCTAACAACATCGCCAACTGTTGGTGTAGCTAAAGGAATGCCATTCCAAGTAGCCACTACAGTCGGTGGTCTAACCGCAGGTGTTACATATTTTATAAATTCAATACTATCAAACACTACATTTGATGTATCTGCTACAGATTTAAGTGTTCAACCACAAGTTATGGCAACATTAACTGACACAAGTAGTCAAACAGTTAGTATGTCAGTTGGTGTAGTTGATGCTTACTTCAATAATCCAGTCGGTGGTGCAGGCTTCCCTGCAACTAACGCTAACACATACGGTGTAGTTGGTGGCAATACTAGTATTGTTGGTAAACAAGTCTTAACACGTGTTGCTATTGGTATTAATGGTACAGGTACATTGTATTCTGCTACAAATACTGCATATGTAACTGGTATTGGTACTGATTTAGCTAATACATTAAGTGTTGGTTCTGCTATTCAGGTAGCAAGCGCAAACATTAATGGTAGCACAGACTACACTAGTATAGGTTTTGCAAACACAGTTCCAGGATTAACAACAGTTGCGGTTGCTAATACACAAAATACAGGTAACATCATTGGTACTTCAGGTAATGCTCAAACATTATTAGCCAACGGAACAGTAAGATTTACTGCTAACTTAGGTGGTCTAGTTTCTGGTCAAGTTTACTTTGTCAAAGCAATCGCAAACGCCGCCGCATTTACTGTTTCTACAACATTGGGCGGTGCTGAAGTTGACTTGTCAAGTGCTACTGGTACACCAGACGCACAACAAGATGTAGTTGAATTAGTTGCAAATGCAGCCGTAGCTTCAACTGGAGCCGCATTTGTTTATGCAAATGATGAAGCTGGCTTTATTGTTCGTCAAAAAGGCAAAACAAAATATCTAGTAACAGGCGGCACAACTGGTTTAACAGCACAATGCTATACTGCTAACGTTGCAAATACAGCGTTGACACCAAATACAATGAACATCTTGTCTACTGATGCAGCCTCTGCTACAGCATATGTTTCAAGTATTAATGACTATAACTCTGAAGTGTTCCCAACACAAGTTGCAGCCGGTTCATTATCAGCAGGTACTGTTTACACAATTTACAGTGCAGGTACAACAAACTGGACAGCAGTTGGTGCAATGGCTAATATGACAGGTATTACATTCACTGCTACTGCCTCAGGATCTGGTACAGGTACTGCTGTTGCATATAGTGTTAACCCTGACATTATTGCTACATTCAATACTGCGGCGGCTGCTAATGCGGCTAACGGTCAACCTAATCCGATCGTAGTAATTGCTAGTGCTTAATCATGGCAACCGGTAGAACTATTAAAATGCCAAAAACTGAAACCGAAATTGCAGTTCTTCAGGTAGAAGTTCAAAACATCACCGATGATATTCGTGAAATAAAAACGGATATCAGAGATATACACGTTGAAATGGTAAAAAACAACGATGATACTAGAGTGATGTTAAAGGGCATGAAGGACGCTAGTTCTTCAGCACATCAGGCAATGTCTGAAAAAATCTCTGCTTTAGAAAAGTGGCGATGGATGATGATGGGCGCCGGAGTTGTAATAGGATCACTGGGATTTGATACAATAGCAAAATTGCTAAAATAAAAAAAGAGACTTAGGTCTCTTTTTTTGTAAGTGATTTTAATTTCTTCTGTACAACATCAAAGTTTACTGTACTAAATAACCCAGGATGCAATGGCTTAGGATATTGATTATCACCTACCCAAGCATACCCACAATGTTCATAATTTAATACTGGAATGAATTCTTCATCTATCTTGCAAAAAAACGTATGATATGTGAATGTATTATTAACAAACTTTTGTATTGGTACTAGTTTTGCATGATCTGGGAAGTACCCAATTTCTTCAGTACATTCTCTTTCAATACCTACAAGTAACGTTTCACCATTTTCTATTTTACCACCTGGTATTCCCCAATTGCCCGGATTTTTATTATCCGTTCTAAGTAAGTATAGGAATCGTTGTGTATTTTTAGCGTAAAAGAAAACGCCTGCTGAGATATTATTCATATGCTAACATATTATAGCATAAAGTAAATTAGATTACAATACTATAATCACCCTGGTCGTACCAGCCTTCCCAAGATTTCATCCATGCACCTTCGGTATTAACATAGCGATACTGTATGCTAGTTGTCAAATTGGTAACATATTCAACTGTAGTAGCTTGGGCACTATCAAATGATACAAACCATTCTCCCATAGAACTATCATATTCAATAATATCATTGGCATATGCTACTACATTACCCCATGCGATAGTAGTATCACCTTCGCTACCTATGTTGTCTACTATTAAGTAACGCATTCCATTTTCTGCGGGAGGTAACCCTGCATTTGGTCCTGTGACTAATGGGTTAATCACGCTGTCTACAGGATCCAATGTATTTTGAGGCAGGGTATCTGGGTCAATATCATATATCAATAATCTATCATCTACTGGGTCAGGCACAATAGTACCTACAATCTCAGTGTCCATAAAAGGATTCTGTAACCATATCTGACTAATACCCGGTCTTACAGTTCCGTATACATTCAATAGACTTGACCAATACAAACTTGTATTAGGGTTAGGTGGTAAATCTAAATCCTCATTGCTTGGATAAAAATCTTGATTAGCTGGTAATAATTGTAAACTATTACCTATCAATAGTAACTTGTATCCATATGGAGTAATCTTTTGTCGTGTACCTAATAATAAATCATCATTCTGTATATCATCTAGTGCTTTACCAGAGAATATACTTGCTATAATCTTTTCAATAACACCCATCTTTTTAAGTTTAGCCGCATTGCTAATCCATATAGGCATATAGAATTTCCAACTCATTACATCAATAGGATTACCTGTACCTTGTGGTATGCTACGACTGCTGAAGGTTAAACCATCTTGGTAAACAACTGATAGTGAAGTCCAATCAATAAAGTTATCAGTACTTTGTATTTCTAATGAAGGATTGAATAGTGTACCTAATTGTTCAATCAATTGTAATTTTTGATTATAATTAGTTGTCCACAAATCTACAGTCATTCTTAATGTATAAGGTACAGGCATCAATCTTTCAACAGTAAATGCTTGCCCTTGCACTGTTTCATAACTTTGAGTTTCTGTATTGTAACTACGTTGACGAACTTGTATCTTGTCAATGAATGTAGGATCTTGTGTTCTACGTTGATCGTATTCTAAAGCAGTAATATAATAAGTGATTAACGGTGCGCTAGGTAAATTGCTAGCACTATTGTTAGCAATAATAGTACTTGCTTGTCTACTTGAATCACCATACATAATTGGTACACGAACAAGTATTTCATTACCTGCCGGGTCTTTACCTTTAGTAACATACCAATTACTAAAGATTTTTCCAAATTGAATTAGAAATCTGCGGACCTGATTATCATAAAAGAAAGCTGCCATATATTATATTACCGGTGGAATTGGATCTGGTGCTATTGTCAAAATAGTTGACAATGCTTGTTTCTGTGGTATACTTGTACCATCAGTTGTTATTGTTACATTACTATTATTTATGAAGCTAGATTGTTGTGACAAATCTGTTTCAGTGAATCCTGTAGGCGTTCTGACATTTTTAGATATACGAACCCATATTCTACCATCCCAACGATAGAGAATTTGCGGTAGATAATCTGTACGTAAGAAGTATGCACCCACTTCTGGATTTTGCGGGAAAGCAATTCCTGCCCCTGTTGGGAATCCATTTGGTGCTTCTGCAGTGCCATCTAAATAGCCAGTTGTATAGCCAAAGCTTCTTGGACTACTACGAGCAATGAATTGGAATCGTGGATCAGTATCTGCTCGATAGTCCATAGTATCTGGACCGTATGGTTCTGTTCCTGTAAAGTTTGGAGCTTCTGGGTTTTGATCGGCGAAAGCATATGTATTATCTGATGTACCATATGGTCCTGTAATAGGCCCTGTTGGCAATGCTGTTAATACTATCTCACCTTCAACTGCTCCTGAACCATTGCCAATTAGTGTTGGTGCAATAGTAGCTGTCTCTAAGTTTATCTGTCTTGCAACCCTTAAAGGATCAAATGTCATGTCTGCTGACA